TTATAAACAGGTGCTGGTGATGTAGTTGCTAATTTTGTTACTTCAAAAGTTCCTGGACCTGTAAATGTATGAATTTTAAAATCACCACTTGTTGTAATTGTTCCGCCTGTTGCATTAATAAAAGGAGGTACACCTGTTTCTGTATCTTCTGCATTTTGAACGTTAACCCAACCTTTTGTTGCATCAACATAAACAAAAGTTGCAGCTTGACCATCTACACCTAATGTTGCATCATCTGCTATACCACCAATTTTTTCAGAACCATTTGCTGCTATTGTTAAATTATATGTTGAAAAATTTCTTGCATAATCAGAAACTGCAACAATAGCTCCAGCAGAACCTGCTGGTAAGTTCATCGTAATTGCACTTCCTGAATTTATAAAATATCCCTCACCATCTGCTGCTGTGAATGTAGAAGTTTTAAGACTTCCTGTTTGCCAATTAACTGAACCTGATCTTCCAAAACCTGATTGTGATGCGCCACTAGCTAAAGAAACTGTGTCACCTGAAGCACCAAGTGTAATTGAAGTTCCACTTTGATTAATTATATTACCACCATCAGATGCTTTGTAATCATTTGAACGAATATCATTTCCTTCAATTTTTACATTTTTACCTGACGATCCTACGGTGATTGTACTACCGCATTGTGCATCAACTGTGTTTACTTCTATTTTTGACATTATACTATTACTAAAGTCCCTGTTACTGTTACTGTACCAGGTATAGTGATAGGTCCTGCAAGAACACCGTTCTCAACAGTTTGTGTGCCATCAATTGTACCTGCTTGATTTGGTATAAATTCATTTGGAGCCGTTCCGCCTCCGATGTATTGGATTCCATTTACTACTGCCGTCATAATTCCTCCTAAGTACTTATTTCGTCGATGTAAGAAGTAATAATATCTAATGATGTACCTGCACTTGCGTAAGCAGTTAAAACATCACCAGATTTTAAAACAATCTTTGCCCCACCTTGGATAAGTTCAATTGCAGAATTTGGTGGAATACTTACATCTTTCGCAAGAAAGAAATTGTTTCCTCCATTTACAATATAAACACTAGCCGAGATAGTTGCAGCAGAAGTATTACAACATCTAATTCCTATAACAGCATCATAATTGCCGCCAGTAACAAGAGTTGCAGGACTTCCAGAAGTTCCTACATTTCGTTCTAAATCGTTTCTAAAATTTTGTGCCATATTTTTTTCCTATTTATAATGCAACCGCCATTGCTAATGCAAAGCCAGCTGATGCTGCTCCTACTGGTGTACCTGTTGAATCCAGATAAACCGATTTACTTGCAGGCATTGTACAAAATACATCTAAAGTGCCTGAAAAATTAATTTTAGCTGTAGTTCCTAAAGAATTATTTAAAACTGTATCTCTTGAAAGAGTATCAGGTGTTGCATCAGTTACTGTTCCAATACCTATTTCAAAATTTGCTGTGCCTTGTTCGTGAATTGCATAATAAGTTGTATTACTATTACCAATCCCTGCAACAAAAGTTACAAAACCAGTTACAACACCGGCAAGATCTAACGTGCCTGTACCTGTAGTAGTACTAGTTTCTTTTACTCTGTCATTTATTACCAACGCCATAAATTTTTTCCTTAACTCATACTAATAATTGCATTAGCAGGTGTAGCCGGATCAGGGAACGTAATAGTGAAATCACCATTCGTTGCTGTCTTTGCTCCACCAAAATCTAAAACCACTACTAGTCTGTTTGCTGTTCCATCAACTGTATCTGTATTGTAAATTGCTGCATAAGCTGCAGTAAAAGTTGCACTTGACCAAGTTACATTATCAAAGTCAACTGAAGCAACCGCTGTACCTGAAGCAACTCCAAGTCTAGTTAAAACTTTAACTGCGTAGTTAGAGCTTCCACCAGAACTTACTTCATCAGTAGCTGAATATACAGTACTTGCTGTTGTGTATGGAAAAGATCCACTTCCAACATACAGAGATAGACTAAAAGCGTTTCCTCCAGATGCTTGAAAATCGTGTTGTCCCGAAAACAATGCACCTCTGAAACTAAACGGTATTATATTTGCCATATTTTTTTATCTCCTTAATTATTAATAACTCGATGGGGATTCGGATTTTAACTGAGTACGAATAACTCCATCTTGATATTCATCTCTGCGTCTTCGACCTTGTTGTTCAATCGCATACGACATCAGAGCTTTTTCATAAGCCTGATTATAGTATTGTATCATATCTTGAGGTCCTTTCAAGTATCCATATGCATTTACCAGACAACCATACAAAAGTAAATCTTGATATTTGTTTGACAAATAAGTTCCGTTTGTAGCTGCTGGAGCAGTTGTAGGATTAACTGTATCTGTAATACTAACAGGCTCTTTATTGTAAGCTAGAGTAATTTCATAAGTTTTATCAGGTGTTGGAGCAATTACCCAAAATTCTGTATCCCAGTTACCATAATATCTTGGTATTCCTACAGCTTGTGTACTAGGTGTTGCATAGTATTCAGCCATAAAACTAGTGTCTCTTTGCTCTAAATAAAATTGATCTCCCTGAGTATTAGTTAGTTGAACGTATCTAATAAATCTTAAATCAGCGGGAATAGTTACATATCTGTTTCCAATAATAGCATTTGATGTTGCATAATGTCTTTCTTCATCAGAATCTACTTCTCTATAAATTTTGTTTTCTGCATTTTTAATAATAGGATTAAGAATAGTAGAACTAAATACAGTGCTATCTACTTCTGTGTAGTTTCTAATATCATTTTCTAAATTTGCTAATGTGTATGCCATATTATAATGCCTTTAATGTTACGGGTCCTGCAGAACAAGCTGAACCTCCTCCTTGTATATTACCTGTTGTTGCATTGCTAGTGCTAGTTATATAAAAATAACTTACTGGATTTGTTAAAGGATCAGTTGTTGTATCTCCTGTAACATTTCCTAAAGAATCTATTTGTCCTAATGCAATTGTAAAACCATTTGCATTATTTAAATCACTTACATTATCAAATGTAGGTATGTTTGCAAACTGTTGCAAATTATAAGCGTCAGCTCCACCTGTTCCTGCAGTTGTTACTTCTGGTGCTCCTCTTAATCTTACGACGTCTCCTGCTTTTCTTTGATGATCTTCTGAATAAACATTTACATAAGTTGTCCCACTATAAATAATACTTGTAAACGGATTGTTGTCTAATAAAATTAAAACAGCTGTAGATGATCTTTGTGGTCTTGGATTGTATAAAGCTTGTGGATCTGAACCTACAGGTTTTGGAGAAAGCTGTGGTTGTTTTGCTTCAAACTCTGAGTAATGAACTAATGAACCATTCCATTCTCTAACCATTTCAGAATATGGAAATCTCATTCCTGATCTATCAGAAATTGCTAAAGCATTTTTTCCTCGTGCGTAACCACCCATTATACACCATCCCCATAAAATGTTTGTGGTGATATGAAACTAGATGTACCTTGATTGTCTGCATCAAGTGCTCTTAACATTTCACTTTCATAAGTTCTTTCTAATGATTGTGTTCTTTCAGGATCAAATTTTAAACTTAAGTAATAAGCAAGACCTGACATCATGCATGGATAAAATCTATTTACAACATCTGCTGTATTTGTATATGCACCTGCATCTTGAATTCTTGCCATATAATAAAAACAAAATTGAAAACTACTTGGTGTAGTTGTACTGGATATACTTGAACTCGGTGTTGCATATAAAAATATACTTGGGTTTAATTTTCTTTGTGCATAGTATTGTGAAGGTGTACCTTGTGTTAATTTATTAGGTGTTTGTGAATATTGTGATCTATCTATTTTTGTAAGTGCAACATCTTGTGGTGCAGTTGGAGTAGAATTATTTCTATAGTAAGCTTCTAATACTTCATCTAAATCATTTGGGAAGTTAACTGAGTCTGTTGCAAAACTGTATTCTGCTTGACCTTGTATTAAAGGTATTTTAGCTAATTTTATTTTCCATAAATGAATGCCTCTATTGGCCCATTCTGAAAACATTATATTTAATGATCTTCTTGCAGACCTTAATTGATAACCTGTTCTAGTTCCTCTCATATTTGTTCTTTCAAAAGCTTCTTCAATAATTTCATCCATAGATGGATTAAAAAATGTTTCACCTGAAGTTGGAGGAGTTGTAAGGGCAGTATTACCCATACCGGAATGATTAGAACAATAATAAAATAAAACCGGAGCGCCTACAGTTTGCACCGGAGCGACAACAATTTGAGTATAGGCACCAGCATTTCCTGGAGTTCCAGAAGTTGTTACACCTGTAGTATATGCTACTCCTGCACCACCACCTGGCGCTGTTCCCCAAGTTCCGTTTGCTGTTGCTGAAAATCTTAAAGGATGTCCGCCACCACCTGCATTTGTAGAATCTGATTGATCAAAAATGTAAGTATTGCCTTCTTGCAATTCTAGAACCGGACTAACTTCTCCGTTAATATAGAACTTATTTGCACTAGCACTATATTGGTTCGTTCCAGTTGCAACCGTAACTGTATAAGTAATAGTCGCCATGTATAAACCTTATCCGCCAGTTATTGTTACTGTAACACTTCCACCTGAACCTGCTAAGTTATATACAATTCCTTCATCAAAAAGAATTCCAGAACCTGGTACATAAACTTCTAGTCCTTCTGTTCCAAAATTATAAGTAGCTACTAAATTACCTGCTGCAGCTGCTCCGGATGTTGCTACGTTATATAAAAGTAATGTAGAACTTGCTATTCCTTTTGCTTGAATAGAAGTAATTCTAGCTCTACCTGCTCTTGCTAAAGTATCAGCTCCAATTGTAGCTAAGTTTAAGGTTGTTTGGTCGCTTGAAAATGATCCGCCGCCTGACATATTTTTCTCCTGTTAAATTGTGTGTGGGCCGAAGCCCACACTTAATTAGTTAATTATGCTGATTCAGCACCATCATCAATAACGTGATACCAAATATAACCTTCAGCAGAACCTGCGCCACCAGCACCTGATCCTGTGATTTGTATTTTAGCTTGATCTGTAGCACTAAAAATTGCACCAACTGATACGCCTTGTTTATTGTTAGCTGCACCACTTGCACCTGGGAATGAAAACCCTGGAAAGTATGTTCCGATTGCAGCGTTAGTAGTTGCACCACCGTCTACTAAAGCATCAGGATCTAAAACTCCTGCGCCAGAAGATGGAACGTTTACTAAACCTAAATCAAAAGTATTAGCTGCGCCTGCATTTGTGCAAGTTACTTGTACTTTAGATATTAAAGCGTTTGCCGGTATTAA